GTCGTTCCCATCATATTCATCCTCGGTTATTGGCCCACCACTAATCCATGCCTCACAAGTCCTCTTGGAAGCACACTTAAAATCAAACACTTCGCAATAGCCTAAGTCGCCAGCATCAATGACTTCCCAAGCATCTATCTCTGTGCCGTTCATCTCAAGACCAGATTCAATGCAAGCAAGCATCTTAGGGGTTTGAATGAAAGCAGCGCAGTTACCGCAACGAGACTTTTTAGCCTGTGCAGGTGAGATTCTCCAAGCCTTAGAAATGTCACGCCAGTAATCAGCGTTTGGCTCATTGGGATTCATTGGGCCATAGTTAGCCTTGTCGATGGCTTTCTGACGACACTCAAGATTGACTTCTATGTCACCTGTGGCAACTGGACACGCTTCGCCTTTTTTCTCTTGGCTTTGTATCTCAATCTCAATTTTTACGGATGGTTCTAGTAATCCACTCATGGCTATCCCTACGGAGTTTGCGCTATTTTCTCACAAAAAAAAGAGAGACGCAAATCTCTCTAAAGAACTCAATGGCAACTGAGTAACGCTATCCTAACATTTTTCTCAATGTTTCGTTTAAAACTGACATTTCATCTTGCTTATAAATTGCCCAATTACGTTTCTGACCATGCAAACCAAGAAAATTGTTTGTATGGCAATCCTTGCACAAAGGAATACATAAGTATTGATTATGTTGGACAATATGGTGTGCATCGCTTGGAGGAGAAGCATTGCAGACCCCACAAGGCATTTCTTTAATCTTTGCCAAGTGGAGTCTTTCCCTGTTATTGGGTCTGTTGTTCATTCTTTTGCTTTAATTTGGCTTCAATGGCTCGAACACATTTCAATCCAGTCGGCGTCCAAGGATATTCACCAGCACATTCGTGCATCTCCTCATCCGTCAGCCCTACCCATGTGCGCTGTGGTGGTGTTGTGTAGACAGGAATCTTCCATTCACCCATGCAAACATGAGAAAACCTTGCATAACCTTTGTTAATCAAAGATTCATCGGCACACATCCACGCCACAGGCTCATCCTTCGCTTCTAATGCGGCTTTAATGGCGGTGATGGCTTGGTCATAACCACAATTGCACTTAGGATAGTTCTCTGGCTCTGCATACGTAGGCCACTGCGGACAAATATGGTCATGGTTGCCAAGGTTTTCCAACGCCTCCAATGCAAGGCGTAATGCTTCGTTTTTTTTCATGATTCTCTTACATAAACAGCAAAACTGGCAGCAGTATCACCAAAAGGTAATTGCTCTATTTTTTTGGCAATACGCTCTCGTTCTTGTTGAGCAACTAAATTGGCAAAGGTGACAAGCCCGTCTGTATAGGTTGGCTTACCTACAAGACCCGACAATCTAGCCATCTCAATGATTTCATCTTGTGTCATAACTCCCCTCCTGATTCTGCCCATCGCACCGCCTTGTGTGCCAAAAACAAACCTTCTGCACAAGTTAATCTTGATGAGCGTACATAAATTTCTCCGTCTCTGTAACCAATGATAATTACGTCTGTTAAATCACCGTCTTCAGCGTCTACTAGCGCAGAAGCAAGGGCTTGTTCTGCGGTCATGTTCGTGCTTGGCGGTAATCGTAATAAATTGCTCATGCGTTTCCCTTCATATCCCACCATGCGTCAGCGGCTTGTTTAACCATCTCTTTGTCATACCCCTTCTCCCACAAAAACTTCATAATGATTGCAAGGGCTTCTGTCCTGAGTGCAGTGACAAGTTGTTGGTTTGCAATGATTTCATCTTTAGTCATAAAAAGACCTTATGAAGTAAACCACTAGCGACCAGAAAGTCGCTAGTAAAATAACAATTAACTTTCAAGTCTTACTCATACGCAGCTATCTTAGCTTCGTCAGCCTCCTCCAAGATGTGTTTTGCAAGACGCATACATCCCTCAATCTCTAATTCCTTAAACTGCTGGTCAGTAAAGATTCCCATGACGTTACGTCCTTCAAACCAGACTTCATCAATGTTCTCGTTGTAAGTTCCTTCTTCGTCTGTCTCGTATGTCATCACAACAGTAACGATTACAGAGCCTTCGCCAGTTGTTGTGTCAAATTCGTATTTCATTTTGTACCCTTAAAAGTACCCTTGCGAATTGCTTGGGCTGTCTGTGATTGTATAGATTTCTAAACAAGCATGCCTAGGTGTTTATACCTACTCTGTCGTTTTTACGCCAAGACGCTCACTAGCTTGCTCAGAACGCCATATGTCAGCTTTCATCTGGGCAGCAGTCAACATCCATTTCAAGGTTTCTTCCTTCTCAATGGCAATCATTAAGCCTTTGAGTAAATCAGCATACTCAATGTGGGCATAGGCTTCACGCTCTTGGGCAACCGCAGAATCTATCCCTCTGGCTAACGCATCCTTCATCAGCAGAGCCTTCTTGGTTTTGCGAAACTCCTCAAGGTAGATTCTTTGTGCTTTAGCCTCGGCATATTTGCATGAATTTTCAATGATAAATTCTATGGTTTTGTAGGGTGCTTTCACTTGACTACTCCAATCATTCTTAGTGCTGCTTCTGGGCAATCTATTCTTGCCAAGGTACTACCTGACCAATTCTCGAAAAAGTCGGCTTGTAGCTTCGTCAGACGCTTTCTAGGCCCTGATTTGCACTCAACCAAGAAAGTGTGGTTTTTATAGCCAACCAAAAGGTCAACTGGCAGACCAATGACCCATACGTAAGCCCCTGCTGCTCGTAGTGCGCTTACGATGGCTTCTTGTGTTGCATCAACTCTTGCTGCTCTCCTCATTTCGTAACCTCGTCATTCTGTCCCTCAAAAGCAAAGTATCTGACTTTCCTCTGATTCGTTCCAAGTCCACGCACACTCCCTGCCACCAGAGCAACGCTTTGCTTGAGCCAATCGTCAATTTCTTTTGGTTGAATCTGCGTATCCACTCTTTCGCTTCGCAGTTTCTGAAGTGTTCCAATTCTGCTGGAGTCATTTGTAGGCCAATTAAAATTGTTCATTCGTCATCAATTCCTGTCCAAATTTGGTTTTGTTGTTCAATCAACTCAGGAAGCATATTCAGCAAAATTTTGCTTTGTTCTGGGTTTAAAATTATTTTTATTTCATAATTTTTAAAGACTAAATAACCAAAAGTTGACACATAAAACTCAACTGGTTGCGATTTAAGAAATTTCATGCTTTTCTCCTTATTTCAGCCATCTTCGCCAAAGTTTCTAACGATGGACGAGATGCCTTTAAATCATCTTCTTTAATTTTGAGCAAAGCAGGGTCAGGCTCATTTGATGGCGCAACTGTGAGCCTCACTCTGTCGGCAGGGTTTATTTTTAGTGCGTTAGTGCTTCTCACCCAATTACGCCAAGTAGCAAACCAATCCAGCTTCACACCCTTTTGACCTGCTTGGGCTATCCAATAATCCTTGAACTGGTCAAAGGTTTTAACAGGACTAAGTTCTGGGCGTTCTGTTTGACAGAATTCTTCCCATTCTTTTGGAAAACTAAAATCAGAAGCGAGGCGTTTGCCGAGTGTCTTCTTCTCTATTGGTTTATGGTTAATGGTTAATGGTTTATGGTTAGGGTTATTTTGGCTTTCATCTGGCAACCCAGAAGTAACCGAGTGGGTTTTCTTTGGTCTACCACCTAGCCTTCCATTGTTCTTGTTTTTCTCTGCTTGCTCAGAGTAGTCTTTAATCTCTACTTCAATGCGCTTGTGTGTGTATCCTGTTTTGCCTAAAACAAAAAAATCTGACAATACATTTTGAAGAAATTTAACCTCATCAGAACCCAAACGTAACCGCCTGATAACCACTTGGGTTTCCTCTGGTATTGGCTGTTCATCAAGGTAATACCAGTCTATTAACTGGCGGTAGATGCCATGCTCAATCGTAGAAAGATGCCCTGTGTCTTTCCGATAGTCGGCAATATTGAACTTGTAGTAGTGCATAGTAGTCTCATGTTCCAATTCTCCCTAGAAAGAAACTGCGGCAGGAGGGGAGACTTCTCTTTTCAGTACGCTCATGACTTCGTACCTAGCCGTGTTTCAAAACATTGTATCAAATAAACTGGTTATTTGTAATATCTTCTGAAAACGATTTACCAAACAATCTTGTAGCTTGGGCGTTCATAACCGCATACTCAGCTTTGCTAAAGATACCCTTGGCATTACGAATGTCGAAAGGATTTAGCTTGTCGTAAGGCTCATCATTGGCAGCCTTTTCAGACTCAATCATGTGTGGCTCTAACGTGTACTGGGAAACCCAAGAACGTCCTAACTTAATTTTTCCAATTTTTAGTTTCTTCTTGTAACTCATCTTGGTACAACAAGCTGCAATGGATAGTCTTGGTATGCCTGTTAAATCCTCTAGTTGGTAGGAAGTAAGTGGGCCGTTTTGTAATGCTCTGATAACTGCTTCTTGTGTCATTTGAACCACTCTGGTCTGAGTTCTTTTAGTTGATAAATTCGTAAAGGAGGAATGGTCTTCCATTGGTGAACGGCAGACCTTTCTATTCCAAGTATTCTAGCAAGCTCACTCTGTGAGCCAGCAAGTGTGATAGCAGTTTGTTTATCCATCTAAACAGTATAGCAAAGAAATTATTTGTTGTTTTTAGGGTAAACACCTACATAAATATCTTGCAATCTGTTAAGAACTCTTTACAATCCATCTCAGCCCACAACAAAACGTAAGTGGGTATTTTTAAGGAAATCAAAATGAAAAGTAAGATTATTCAGACGCTAGTTGAATGTGTGTTAGCCATCGTTATCTTTGGCGGTATCGGTGTACTACTGGCTTGGAGGGGTTAATATGAACGTACGTTATCTCGTACAAGTCCGTAGAATATTTGCTACCTACGATGCCCCTCCAGAGGTCATTAGAAGCTACCAAAAGCAATGGGTGAAGTCAGTACGCCAGTTGGGTGATAAGTGGCTTGTAGC